CAATAAAGTCCCATATACATACCTGTTAAATCGTTCACCCGTAAACCCCTTTTTTCTTGCTTCAGCTTTTAACTTTCTTTCTAACGCCTTTGGCATGTCTAATCACACCTCCTTATTGACGACGAAACCTCGTAGAAATCTTTTTCAGCCTACGAAATACATTATGCGTCCCCTTTACGCCTATATAATCTAATACATACCCAGAACCACCTGCACTATATATTATATAATGCAAGAAACTAAAATCTATTAGACTATATAAACTACTTAAAAGCGCAGATAAAATCTTTATCATCTTTTATACTCTTCTAACTTGTGCAAAAAGTTTACAAAATGTGTCTTTATTAATTGCTTCCTATATTCTATATCATTATTAATTTCATTATATACTTCATTAAATACAGAAATCTTATGTAAAAACTTACAAAAATCATCATTTATCTTTATATAATGATCATACATTTCACCATAATAATATTTCATACCAAAAACATGCTTTATATTACTTTGAATAATAAAACACGGCTTATTATAAGCAAAAGCTAATACAATACCATGAAACCTATTCGTTATAATATAATCTACCATACTATAATCACTTAACTTAAAATCACTTGACTCGTGATTTATAAACAATAATTCTTTATCTATATACCCATTATATATACTCTTTATTGCATCATACCAATCAGGCTCATATAAAGATACACCTACTAAATTAAATACTTTTGAATTACCATGCTCATATCCAACAAACGATAAAACATCAGGACATATACTTATATCACTTTTATTTACACCATATTTATTTACCGCTTCAACACAATCATAAGAAGTCCTTAACCCTATCAAAGAACAATGCCGAAACAATTCTGAAATCTCATTATGCCTATGAGCATTCACAGTATCATAAAAATCAAAATTAAAACCAGTTGTCATCATTATAATAGGACAACTAAAATAATTATATAATAACCCATTAAATACTGGAAACATATTGACATTCTGTAATATACCGCCATTACCAACTATTATCAAATCAGTATCACAACAAAACTTCTCAACATCTTCCCTACTACTAAAATGTGCATTCTCATAATTAACTAATTCAGAATTGCAATTTAAGAAAGTGTCAACATATCCCTTTAATAATTTTGCTGATAACCTATCACCAATATTAGCAAACTCGCATGCTGATACTATCTTTACATTCATATCTCTCCCCCAAATACAAACCAATCAATAATCTCATTAATAATCTCATCTGATAACTTCCCATCTTTTATAACAAACCATTTACAAAAATCTTGATTAAGTCCCCAACAAGTAGGATTATTATTAGCTTTAATAATATCACTCCAATATTCATTACCATCAGTAAGCTCAGGCAAAAAACATATAGATCGTTTCCGTGCAAAACTTGCTGGTAAAAACATACAACTATGCGTCCCAATAAATCCTTTACTAAACAATACCAAATTCACCGCAAATCGCACAGTAGCCCTATTAACTAAATTCACTACATACTCATCATCATCACGATCATATATCTCTAACTTTAATGACTTGTTATTAACCATATTACGCTTGTAACTTCCACCAACAATAACTACATTATATCCAAACTTAACTAACTCATCTATAAGTTTGTCATACTGATCTTGATCCAATACTTCCCTATTCTTAGCACCCGCAAATGGATGCAATACAATATAATTAGAAGCAGTAATAAAATCAATAAACCGCTTTTCCTGCTCCTCACTATAATTCATATATACTTTTGGATATGAAGGAATATACTCTAAATAAGAATTATTATCAAAATTATCATCATTCAATAAATGTATATTTTTATACCCATCATACTCTCTCATATACCATTCAGGATCATCATTACTATATTCAATTAAATCCACACGCTCAATACAAGGATGATATTCAAAAAACTCTTTTACTGCGAAGTTATGACATTTTGCTTTAACTATAATACTTGCGTCTCTATGGTATCGCTTAAAGTCCTCTAATCTCCTAAACCATATACTTGCAACATTATCCGACGCTGGAAACTCATTAGGACATTCCTTCATCATTTGTAACCAGTGATACTGAGGATTAGCAAAATAATTCTGTATAACATCACCTAATCCACCACCACAATGAATATATACTTTTATTCCTTTATCGCTAAACATAATAAATTACTCCCCCCATCCGACCCAATACTTTGTATCTTAAATCCTATCTTTTCAAGTAAAGCCCTTAATGTATATTGATCAAATGCCCATTTATGATTATCATATACATTATCCGAACAAGAATATGCAAATAATAACTTAGCTACTTCTTCACCATCTAACCAATGCTGTAAAGAAGTAGGATTTTCAAGCACTCTACAATATCGCTTACATATAACCTCTAAATCAGGAACTTGAATAAATAACTTACCCCCATGCTTTAACTTATCATAACACTGCTGTAATACAAATTCCTGCCTATCACGATATATATACTCTAAAACATCTTGCAAAACTATCTCTTCTACCCAACCATTTTCAAAAGGCAACTCTTCCTCAGATATGTCTAATACTAAATCAGCACCATTCTTACGAATAGCATCTATATTAATATAACCATCTAATATCTTACCACCACAACCCAAATTTAATTTTATACTTTCTGTGCTAAACATAATAAAGTCTCCCCTATACTAATAGCTTTAACAACAAATCCTGCCTTCTCCAAAGTGCTAATTAATAGCTCTTTATTATACATACATAAATGAAAATCCCCATCCACACAACCATCTATAAACTTCGTAGTAGAACAACCAGAATATAACTTAAAGTTTAACCATTTAACTAATACACAAGGATCATCTGTCTTCAAGTCTGGATGCTCCGATATGTCAGCTTTACCAGTCAAATATAAATCAATAATATAGTCTATATTAGGCGTTTCTATAAATATGTATCCATAATTATTAAGCAAAGAATTAAACCACTTAAACATTAAATCTTGATATATCCATTCTATATGTTCTATTAAATGTTGTAATTTAATATAATCATAAGTCTTACCGTCAAACTTATGATATTTACCTAATATACCACCTTGCTTAAAAGCAGGTTTATGTTGAATATATACAGGAGCAAACATTTGCCTAATGTCAAAATTCCATGTCGCTTTACCATGCTTATCTATCGTAACAAAATCATCTCTTAACTTTCCCGCCCCTATCTCTAACTTATTTTCCCTGCTAAACTTACTTTCCGTATCCTTTAATAACTTAAAAAATGTTTCAACACTTAATTCAATAATATCACTCATTTTCGTCTCCCCACATAATTAATAACATTATTAAACCAAAACACATCATCAGCAACCTTTTCCATAGATATAGACTTCATACAAAACCTAAAAATACACGGATGATACCAGCATGGCTTACGCTTACAACGATTATATCCACTATACCACATACTATTATTGTAACCACTTAACCGCATAGCAGGATCAGTTGATCCAAATATACCATACACAGGCACGCCTAAACCACCAGCTAAATGAACACCCATGCTGTCTACACCTATAAGCAACTTACTGGAAGCAACAAATGCCATTACATATCGTAATGGAGTTGAAATAACATTAACTATATTCTTATACCGCTTTAACCTATACTTCCAATCATGCGATAAAAGCACTAATCCATATCCAATATTATCTAACCGCTTAGCTAATTCTATTGCTAATGTATCAGCATGAAACTTTGGCAAATCTCTTGCAGGAGAATTTGACCTGACATGAAATACAAAATAATTCTCATAAGGTATAGCATGCTTTATTTGATTTATCTCGTCATCTGTTACATAAAGATTACAATCACCTTTATTATATTTCACCCCACACGCTTCCGCAAACAATTCCTGTCTGCTCTTTTGGATATCCGGCTCATTAAAAGCCTCATAAACAGCCGACGGACATGGATGCGATAACCCCACAAACATAGCACCAGCCCTCTCAAAATATTCCCTGCATATCTCTTTACCACTTCCATAATCAATTGCACCATCCGCATGCACCCTATCAAACTTAGAACTATCAACTATCCAATCAATATCAGGATTATTAAAAAATACTGGAGCACAATACGGAATAGTTGCAACTATAATTTTTATGCTTTTACCTAATTCTCGCCTTAATCCCGTTATAGCACCAGTTATCATTACCGCATCGCCTATACCACCTATATCCCTATATAACACAATAGCTTCTTTGTTCTTAATATCATCAGCGACTACATGTATATCACTGAACCCTAAATTATAACCCATATTTCCCCTCCACACGCTATTATGTAAAGGTTATAGCACAGCGAATATTTATACTTGCATTGTATTCTTTGTATATCTCCTCTATTAAAAGCCATCTTGCACCTAACCTTCCCCCAGATATAGCGTCAAATAACCCAATCTCTCGTATCCAAACATCACCCTCAGGTTCATCTATATAAAAATCAGCCTCTACAAAATAAGTATTATCTATTACGGTTACTTCGCCTCTTTTACGATAAAGCTCATGCTCTAATTGAGTATCCTCCGTTGAAGGCTCAGTTACACCATCACCTATCGCTATAAATGGCAACCATGCATCAGCATTAGACCCAGACCCTAAATGCTGAGCACAAGACTTTACCCCATCAGAAGTAATAACATCTATTACTTCCCAATCTTCATCGTCTATATACAAATCTAACTTAGTTTTAACACGATCATTAATCAACTGACGCTCTCCTCATCCTATATTCCAAAGATTGAACTGGCGTTATTCCAGATACCCAAAACCCTACATTCTCAGCATCCTTTGCCCGAACTATCCTATACTGATACACATTCTCCGCAGGCACTTCATTAATCTTTAACTTAAATCTATATATCTTTTCTAATCCTTGCCTTGTAACAAATAAACTATTATCATCAGGCAAAGGCTCACCAAAACTTCGCATAACATTAGCATATTCAGATGGTCTCAAATCAAAATATCCATTGCACCCATCCCAATGATCCTGAACCATAAACGATATGTCTAATATCGCAACAAACTTATCAGGGTCAATCTCTATAATATTAGGCTCAAACCGCTTTTCTTGCTCCTTTTGCCATGTCTCTATATCAGTCTTGTGCGCTGATAATACACGATCTAATATTATTTCCAATTCAGTATTACCTATTTTATCATCACTTATATTAGTCTTAACTTCTTTATCCGCCATAATAACTCTCCCTAAAATTAATGTAGGGGCTTATCGCCCCTACTAAACTAAATTATGCACTTGCCATAAGGGCTGGATTACTCCTCAAACAAACCAATGCTTGACGATTAACCGTGTCACTTGCTACACCCACAAGCGCGTATGCAAGAATAAGCTCTGGGTTTGAAGAGCTTCCATTGGTCAATAATCCACTATTCGCACCAATAAGTCCTTTTCCACCAGTTATAGCCGTTCCCGCTGCAACTACACTTGCACCAACCGCATCGGCTTCTATACATACCCAACCCATATAACCATCTGGTAACCCATCAGGAGATATTACAATACCCCTGAAATTAGCCATTACTGCACCAGAAGCACCAGTAGCAACATGGGCATTATAGATTATTGTCAAGTCATCATTAGCTGCCAATGAAACTGGCAAATCAGGCTGGAAATATAAAGTATTAGCATCATTTTTCCATATCTGTGCAAAATATCCTTCTGGAGATGCACCAGCACCACCAGCGTCATCATGCACATATACTAATCCGCCAATCTCTTTGTTAGCTGTAAAAGTTGACGCCTTAGTAGCATAATTCGTCCCACCAGAGTCAACATTAGTTATCACCTGATTAGCTCTACGAACAACGAATTGTCCTTGTGTCAAATCACTACCACTATTATTCCATACCCACATAAAACGAGCACGACCAGCTACACGAACATTACGATATACCGTTCCACCTAAAAACCCATTCTCTTCACGAATAGCTCCCAAAGGCGGAAACTCTAATGTCTTTTTAGCCCCCGTCCTATTCCAATAATCCGTAGCTAATATTATATCCTCTAAATTATTAAACCACTGTTTCGGCTGATACGGATACGTATCAAATCCTGTTATTTGCTTATAAAACGCCATATCCTTTTCCTCCTTTAATTGCATATAAAGGCACGACACCAACTATATGCACTCTATTACGCCCAAGCTGTTATACCTTGCAATACGCCATGTTTATGAGGTAATAAATTGACCAACTGACCTCTAAACATTAAGTATCTTACCCTTGCGAACTGATTATATGGCACTCTCTCACTTGACCAAGTAAACCAAGCAGTAGAGTCAGTTCTCAATTTGAGATATTTAAGATTTATCGCTCTTATAACACCTGACTCAGCACCATTCTGAACAGTATCAAACAATATCGGAATGCCTCTAAACTGAGCACCACCAAAATTCCATTTCACAATATTGTCATCCTGACTATATGCAATTGTAAAACTTGGTAAATATTGAGGTATCTCACAATACTGCTCATAAGTAACTTGATCAGTCAACAATATATAGTCAGATAATTGCTCATTCATAGCTATACTATTTATCATCGTCCCCATAAGTTTCAAAGCAGTAGAATACTTATTAGTAATACTACCAAATGATCCTACATTAGCAGGAGCTCCAGCCGAACTATCTATTGGGTGACGACCATAACTCAACGAACTATTATCCCAATACCAGTTACGCCACCAATATCTCGTTGACCTATCAAATCCAGCCATTATACCACTACGAGGATCTGTCGGGATCAAAAAAGGAATACCATTCAAATCTTTACCATCATTACCAATAGAAGACTGCCAAAACATCGTATTAAATGCCTCCCTTGCGTCCTCTATCAATGCTTGAACCCTTTGAGTAACAAGATCAATGATGGCTTCCGAACCACTATTCTCCTTTTCCTCTACCCAGTCAACAGCCCATTCACCCGCAACTTGCTTAACATTCCAATATGCAAATCCTAATAACTGCGGCTGCGACGGCGTTCTAACCTCACCTTTACCAAACGATTTCACATTAGAGTATTTTCCATATCTAATAGGCGTTCTAATCCTCGCACCACCAGTGAACTCCTCTTTATACTTATTTGTCTCTAACATATTAAATATAGGATTACCTAAAACCACTTGATTATATATAACTGGCAACATTTGATCTAACGTAGTCGCAACACGTTCATCTGTCAACGAGTCAGTTATATCTTCATCTGCCATACCATATAATATATGTAAAACATCAAAATTGATAACCATTTTATTTCGCTCCTTTCAAAAACTTCATAGCAATAGCACGCAATCCCATGCCTTGCTTGTTTATTTCCTCAGCCCGCTCACGCAAATTCTTCGCCCTCTCAACAAGTAACTTGCTTTCCTCTGAACCAGTCATAGGCGAACGCTTGCTTGATTGCTCTAATATCGGCGGTTTACTCATGCTTCTCTGCTTGTTAGCATTCAATAAAAAAGCCTCCTCCATAGTTAAAGTAGGATGACGTGCAAGCGTATTCAATACAGTATTCAATCCAATTCCCTTAACTGTAGGATACTTACTTTTGACTATATTGAACTCCTGTATCGCTTGTTTCTCGTAATTCTCCTCTAACAATGGCTGTAAAGTGCTTTGTAAATTGCCCAGCTCACCACGCACTACATTGCTAACCTCATTACGAACCGCATCAGCTACTAATTGCTTCAAATATCCAGCTGGGTCTTTTATCGGATCAATATCAGATTGCTTCATGCTTTCCTGATGTTGAGTATCAGCACCTTCCCCAAAGTCACCTCTCGCTATAATATCAGCTATCTTTGGTATGCTCAATAAATACTCTAACTCTTCCTTAGCACGCAACAAATCCTCATAATCCGAACTATCAATCTCATCAACAACCTCATCATCAGTCTCTTCAACATCTTCCTCAGGAGTATATTCATCACTTGACTCCTGACCCTGCTCCTGATCAGAATTATCAGTGTCATCACCAATATCCGTAAATAACCAAGTCAAATCATATAAAAACATAATTTCCTCCCCTACTTACTAATCCCCCGCTTTATATGCAAAAACGGCGTTAATAATATCACAATTATCCGTAAAATCAATACTGCTATCATATTACCTATTATCTTTAATATCATCAATATCACCTGATATATACTCCCTTACAACATTCGTTATAAAACCTCCAAATGCCCCCAAAGATATTAATAACGACTTATTAACATCCTGCGTCTGCGAATATGCAACTAAAAACGATCCCAAAGATGATATTATACTCAATATTAAACTTATACCAATCTTCCTCAAAGTCACAATGTCAAAACTATTCCTAACTTGCTTCACTACTGCCCCCTCCCATTTATCCAAACAATGATCGCTTTAACTATTAAAGTCAATAACGGTGGAAACATTAACAATATTGCCGTCCCTAAAATCTTTACCTGCGTCTTCAATATTATCACATCCATACAATACTTATTCTTTATCTCCGCTAACAATTCCTTTATTTCTTGATGCTCACGCTCATTCTGACGAAAGCACTCCTCTATGTATTTCTTATCCTTTATATACCCATTGTCATTCTCACCCATAACAAAATCCTCATCCATCTATATCAACACCATTAGTCTCTACAACCCCATCAGCATCCGCTTGAATAGCCCATCCACTATCTTTACGCTTCTCAAATATACTCCGCTTATCAGGTGGACGCTCACCACGCCGTATAGCACGCTCCTCAGGTGTAAGTCCCCCAACTGGAACTATATCATCAGTCCGAGAATTCGTCTCCCATAATACCTGCCTCAAATGACGCCTGCTCTTTATCACTACCCCCAAAGACTCATTATAATGCTCTGGTATATCACCTATCGTAGTAACACGCATAGCACTAAAATCTTTATCCATATATTTCCCACAATTAGGACATCGCATATTAGACGAATTAAACATATATACATCTTTAATACGTGTCCCACATTCACACACAAAATCATATATCGGCATACCTAAAACTCCCCTATCCCTGCTGATACATCAACTTCATTAGAAGGGGCTGGCGTCGGTTGCTCAGTAACGCCAGCACCCTGACTACGACCACTTGTGGAGGGGATCGTAGAATTGTTTCCTTGAAATAACATCAAATCCCTATCATTCAACCCAAATCCCAAAGCATTCATTATCTGCTTCACTAATTCTACACGATTAACCGTATCTGGAAATAGTTTAGCAAATAATAATAACTTATTCAAGTGAGAATTACGATACTCTACCGCCGTTGACCCAAACTTTACACTTAATTTCATTCTATCAAAAGGCTCTATCGCACTTGCCATCTCTATCGGTATCCCTATCATCTCCGCTATCCGCTCAGGTCTTATATATTCACTCGCTAACCGCAACATCTTACTCATAATATTCTGTATAAACATAGATAATAATAAAGCACGATCCTTTACCCTAATCTCACTCGCCTCAGCTATCATCTGTGCCTCACCCAAAGTCTCTACACCAGCCTCATGCGCCCCCCTATCCATAGCACTTACACCACTTAATAACCTTATCTGTCGCTCTATCATCCCAGCCTTCGCCTGCCAATCAAATGTCTTTGAAGGAACTACTAACTTACGTATCGGATCAGCACCCATTCCACTTAAACCATCTATCGGTATTATAACTCTCGGCTTACGTGACTCTAACATCTTTACCGCTTTGTCACCTATACTGCTATCTATTAAAAATATCTCCCTCGCCGAACTCTCACTCTCATTGTCCATAAAAGTATTTATCTGCGATAACCTTATCAGTAACTCCTCTAACGTCTGTGCAATAGATTTACCCCAAAACCGCTTAGGTCGGCTCGGCGTAAACTCTAAATAATCATACGGACATACCGCATAATCATCCTCATACCTCAAAAATTTATTATGCCCCCTACTTATAACCATTAACCGCCTATTATATAAATCATGTATCTCTATCAAACTTACTAACTCATCACCCTTAATACTATTCTCCCTGCTCGGCTTGTCTATACTATCAGATAAATGCAAATTCCCCTTTAACCCATCCTTATTACTATATAAAGGAGAGTCCATTACCACTTCCAATGGACGTATGTATTCCTCCGCTATCCATAACTTCTCATCCCAATCATTAAACCTGTAATCCCATAATATATTCTTTGGACTAACCGCACAAGATACTAACATCTCATCCATTATCACATCTTGCAATTCCTGATCAACCGCATAAGTTATCCCAGTCTTGTGAACCCCTCCACCAAATAATAATGCATCCATTATTATGTCACGCATAACATTATACATACCTAAAACTTCATATACCCTAACCGCAAAAAATTCATATAACATCGCCGATACCGAGTCACGACTATATATATCCTCTACCTCAAATATAGGCATATTGAAGTTTATTCTCGGGATCATTGACATCACTATTGACTCTAACTCATTAATCTGCGTCGCACTATTATAATATGTATTACGCTGACGACGAACCTCCTTACCAATCGCATTCGCCCATAAATTATCATTGAATATATTCTCATAATATATCCAATCTATTAAGTATTGCTCACGAACCGATACCGCCATCTCCACCCTCGCCTTCCATATCCCTAATTCCTCATCTCTACTTATCCTCGCCATTATACCTTCCTCACATCAAAATGTATCGCTAACACAGTTGTCTGCGCCCCACTTACCGCACTTACCTTAACATACCAATCACCAACAACTACATCAGACGGTATGTTAAAATGATACCTATATGACCCTATACCTTCACGATATAAATTATTTACATCATATCCCACACGCTTTACACCCTTACTATCATATACCTCTATACTATGACTATCAGGATCAATTAATGTGTCATTCTCAAACTCCCTAACCTTCCACTTCACTACCACAGTCTGATTAGGATAAAAATGCATCTCAGCACCCCCATATATCCGCAAATCCCCTATTACATACTCAGGATATACCTGACCAGCATCAAAATATATCGGTATAGTATGTATATACTTTATTATATCATCTATGTCAATAACATCTATTCTCGGTCTGCCTATACGACCAATATATAAATCTATTAATTCTAAACTATCCTGTATTATTAAACTTCTATCACCAACTACAAATATTAATAAACTTATCTGATCACTCTTTACTACCTTGACGACCTTACTAACACTATCAGTAAGCCTCATCTTTTCCTTCATTATTTGTAAATATAACCAACTACCTCGCCTGTGTAAATACTCAAATAAATCATCTACCTCCACCTCTTCACTAACAGGCTTACTAAATAACTTACTAACACTATCAACTATATTCGCTAAACTCTCCGTTACAATCACTATCGGAGGCTTTATTAACTCAAATACCTCCGCTATAACTAAACTATCACTTACAACCTTACCAACACTCTTACTAATATAATCATTAAAATATATCTTATCATAATCTATATCATATCGCCTAACAAAAGACACTAAAATATTTATCAAAAAATCTATCGCACTATCTATCCGCTTACCTATACTCTTCCTAATACTATCAACTAATCCTATACTACTTAAAGGATATAAAAATATTGACTTAGCAACTACCTCATAAAAATATATAAAGTCCTTTATTACATCCTTACTCCCCTCCAAAGAATTAAAATCACTTAACCCTAATTCCTCTATTATTATCTTTGATAACTTTATCGCTATGTTCTCATAAAACGCTATATAATCCCTATACAAAAATCCTAATGCCGTAATATCAGAAAAATTTATACTGCTATCAATATACTCTTCCTTACTTGGACCCACTAAACTTGCTTCTACTTCTAACCAAAAATAACTCCCATCCCCAATACCACCGCCAACTAAATTAGCAAGTGCTATCTCATATAAAAAATCATCAGATAAATTATCACCAGCATGCGGAAGCTCTGCAACAGCCGACTCTGAAAAAACATCACCAGTAGAATTAGTCTGCGTCTGTGTCGGCGGCGCATATGTAATTGTTACCTTAATATAATCTACATAACAAGTTACAGCAGTATCACTATTACCTCGTGTTGACCGTAACCTAATACTAAAACCATCAGAACTATTATCATTTATCCACGATAACTTCCAATTGCCATTACCAGTTGACTTAGTAGTTACAGTCGGCGTAGTTGGCTCAGATGTAGTGGTATATTCCGTCCCCATAGGCGTATTACCCATATACGCCTGTATCCCAAAAGTATGTATAGACACCGTAGTAGATAAAAACCACTCTACTTCAATTTCTATACTATCAATCCCACTTCCATCTGGTATACCAAAATCAAAATTATACCACTTCCCAGTTATAGTGGAATTCTTAGCAGGAGACGCCGAAGCATATAATCCATCATCCGCATAAGCATTACTGGCATTCGTAAACCCACTATCATTACTCTGCGGATACTTCGTAACTGTATATAAAGCCATACCTTACCCTTGCTATGCTGAAAACTGAATTTCTATTATGTAATGAAATGTCGCCCTATCAGGCGATACATCTATCGTTACAGCAGGACTTACTAAATCACGAATTATATAAAATAAATTGGGAGTGTTAGTATAAGCAACACACATACCCATTTCTTTAACAGTTACCGAGTCTACTGTATTACCAATAAATAATCTACCTACATCAGTTGACCATACTTTGTTAGAACCATCATAAAATACCCATTGTGTTGGATTATTGTATTGAAGCTGACCAGAACCAGTCCCACTCCCAATTCTACTACCTAACTTATAATCAGTCTCCGAAACCGCAGTATCACTCGTTCCTACTTGTATAGACAAGCTAGTTGACGTATGCTTATACTGTTCAGCACTATAATAGCGAAATATTGTTTTCAACGTGTTTCCATATATAACAGTCCCAGTAGTATCCTTGATATTCAAATATCCTTCCGCCCAAGTAGACTCATCCGCATTCACAAAAAATGCGTGTTGCCTTAATACATTATACCAATTCCGTAAATAACTATGCCCTTCCCATATATATGATAACTCAGGAATAAACCTACCTCTCTCATCAACACGCTCTACTCCACAAAACAACTTAAACATACTATCCGATATGGTATGTATTCCACGCTTCCTCATTACATAATTATTATCAAATACTTTGCCAAAAAACGATTTCCGCTTCGGTCTCGTCTCTAATACAACCATATCTCTAAACGTCTTAGGAACTTCTGTCATGGTATAATATATACCTCCCTCTTATCTGATAACCATATGGAACAGTTATGGCTGTTGGCAATACATCCCGTGCCACCATAAAAGTATAATAATCCGATGAGTCAGAAAACTTTCCATATAAACATATAGCACGCACTACTACATCACTCTGGTCAGTAGTAGCATTCAACGCATACCGTTCCCACGTGCATGTAAAAATACCACTATTATAATTAGTTACTGGTAATAAAGTATCACCATATTGCAAACACCCACTACTCGTCCCATTAACAATCAAACTAACAGCTGATGTCTGCTCAAAACTATAAGCAGTATCAGAACTATCAAATACAATCCCCCTAGCTGTTGAACCACTCTCACCACGAGCACCCGTATATTCAGAAAGACTCTCAAGATTTGGCTCACTGGAATACATAAGGTCAAGTGAAATTTGTGTTGTATAACTATTCCCTGAAACACTCTTAGTTGTCAAACTCCCAACACCATAACCGCCCATACTATAAGTTGATGGTCTAACCTGCAACATCTTCTGTGCTAATATATTATAATAATTCCTAACAAAACTATCTACCCTCGCACTTACTACATCACTCACCTGCTTTCCATCCTTGAATAAACATACATCTAACCTGCCCTCAACATAACTATGACCTCGTAACTTACATAATAACTTATAATATGCCCAATCTAACTCACGACTTAAACCACTAAAAAATTTATCCTTACCATATCTCAATCTTGGCAATACTACCATAATATTCACTCCCTAGTCAAAAGTCTTGCCATATCTACTTCTAACTCTAATTCAAATATCTTCGCACTCAATCCCGCAATTATCTCATTAACCCTCTTAGCTAACTCATTCTTAGCCTCATCATATGTTAAAAATATATCTCTAACATTACAAGTAATACCATCACCCAATCTAACTGTAACATAAAGATTATTAGTCTCATCTATCTCAGGACTATCAGAAAAAACATCCTTTAACAATGCCTCCCTATAACTCCTAACCGAAATTATTCGCCCCGATACAATAATATCACCCTCCGTAATACCATATACAACCGTCCCATCACAAATCAATTCCTTCAACTCATAATAAGTCACGTGCCTCACCGCCCTATCATATAAAAGCATAAAATACCTATCCCTATGACCTACTACCACATTCCAATGTCCATGTTATTATAAGCGTATCTGCTGCATCCTTAGTAACAGTCCCACTAAAATCATACCAACACATTAATGTCCCACCTGAACCAGCATTGAATACTCCAGCCTCTTTCAATGCACCAGTCCCAACTCCAGGACTAAATGTCGCTACCCATGTCACCTTGTTGTCATTACTTCCACTACCCTGCGTAGTGCTATCCAATGCCACCCTCGCAAGCTCCGCTTGCAAAGTAGTAGAAGTCACAGTCTTACTCCCACTCGCAGTCCCAACAGCCATGTGCGAAGGCAAACTTACTCCCCTATCACTCATCGCATCAGCCACTATCGCCTGACCACTATAAGTAACAGTATTCCAGCCAACCTCACTATATACCACCTTCCCATCACGACATAACTCTATACGACATATGCCCCGCATCTCCATACTATCGCCTCCTACCTTGCTCATCCCTTTACCTATATAATCCATTACACCAAAACCATCTCTCATCAATATAACCCTCCATATACCATCCGCCTACGATCATAACGATCATACTCAAACGGATGACGATCATTAACTAAACTATTCAATATATCATCCATCGTCTCCCCACGACTAATACGCTCCACCCTCTCAACACTTACACCTAAATTACCCATACATATATACCGTAAAGCATCACACGCATGCTTATACTTGTCATTCGCTGGCATCCTCGTCCCTATGCCCTTATGCTCACCCCAACTATGATTTCCTATCGCCTCTATCAAATGACTACATCCCTCACTTATATATAACTTCGGAGGATTACTCCCTAACCTGCTCCGAACCCTGTCTATACCAACATGAACATCATTGTCAGCTGGAACTCCAAAAATACCATACTTAGCAAACTCCGCTACGCACTGCCTATCCTCTGGATCAATATATACCACCAACCCATCACATATACTACCACTCCCAACTAAACCCTTCCACTCATCTAAATCATAATTACGACCACTAACTAAACTCCTATGCCTTAACCCATAATACCCCATACGACGACGCCATATCTCATCAGCATGCTCCTCATAAGTCCGCTTACTAGCAAAATACTCATCTACTATGTATAACTCACCACCATACCCAACAACTCCAGCTAACCAATAAAACTCACCACTATACCCTGGATCTATCGCCTCAAACCGCCTCCAATGCAAAGGATAACGCACACCACTCGGAACTATATGTATCCCCTCATCAAAATTGTCATATATCGCACCACTAAATACTACAAACTTACCCTCATACTGCTCCTCAAATACCTTAGGACTCATCCACCTCCTTATCTCTTCCACATCCTCAGTAAAAGCAGGATTATCCCAACTCGCCCAACTCACACTATAATAATCTGGATCATCACCACGCAACCCACGCTCCACTAACTCATAAAACCATCCATCAGGATCATAACTGCTTACACGACCACTCGGCGTCCCAGCACATACCATCCGACCATGACGACTCGCTAAACGTCCATAAAGCACTCGCTCCCATACACGCTTAGGATACTTTATCTGACCTGGCTCACATAATACTAAATAATCTACCTCCTCACCAAACGCACCAGCACCCTCACGATTCTCTAAACTTATACACTTTACCTCACTACCCCATACAGTCCTTATCTGCATATCACCACCCTTCTCATTATATACACACTTCTCTAAACTCCCAACACCATATATGTCCATATACTCCCTGCTCACTATCCTGTCATGTATATACCTAAACTCCTTCTCACAAAACTGATAATTCTGTCCAACTAACCATACCCTACACGCACCTATAAGTAAAGGAACTACCATCTCCTCACCAACACAACGACTCTTACCACCACGAGTCCCAGCATTCACCACCCTATGACGAGCTAAACTCTTGTGAAACTTCATCTGACCAGCATGCGGTCTATACCCAACACGCTCAAACCACGCCCACTTGATCGCCTCAACCATCCTGTCACGATCTCGCCAATCTAATACCACTGTCGTCTGCGGCCTTAAAAACCTCATCTTATCCCTTCCACCATCTTCGGCATACCAACTATATCAGGAACATAAGGATTTACCTTGTTCACTACCTTTACCACTCCACCACTACGAGGAACTATACCACCACTAAAAGCCCTATCCACACTCCTACCTATACGCTCTATACCTTTAACACTACGATATTGCCTCGTATATACACCAGTCTTTATCGGCGTATTCACCTTAACCTTTAACCCCTCTAAAATATACTTCTGCCTCTCTCCCATATCACGATTGCCAACCTTCAAAAACCCTAACCTGTCACGCTCTATCGCCCTAACTATCGCCCTAACTGGCTTGTAACTCATCGCCTTGCCTACCTCCGCACCAGCACGATATATGTTCGCTAAATCCATTAACGCTCCATACGCCATTCCACCAGCACCAATAGCACGAACTATACCATTACCCAAAACAGCACGACCTATACTACTACCAACCCTTATACGACCACCCTTAACAACATTCCCCATAATTATGTTGTCAGAACTTATACGTCCACGCCGTATCATACCCTTACTTACCCTAACCTTACTCGCCACTTCCAGTTCCCTCCATCTCACGCAAAGCATCAGCATTGCGATCCATTAACTCACTTACTATCCGACCCATGTCCAACCGCCCCACTACATCTATCCCCTGAACAGGATCAACAGTCTTACGCAAAGCTAACCTCCCCAAAAAACTATACATCCGCTCATCACTTATCCGTCCATTCCCATACGCCTCAAACATCACCGCCATCCCAAATATACCATATATGTCATCTATATTCCCACCATCTACCAATATCTCCTCTATCCGCCTACGCAAACGATCCCCTATCATCAATGCCAACCTACGTAATCCACCCTCATCTATGTTAATAATAAAATCTATGTCCTCTCGCACCTTCATATAAACACCACCTAATAAAACTACCTATATAAAAGTAAATGACTATAATCCCCACCTACTCGTAAAAAAATAATTAAATATACAACATCCCATCCCTAAATAAATAACCCATACTATCACTATACTATCATTTTAACTCTACAGCATCCATCTGTCAAGAACTTTTTATAAAAATTATTAAACTTTTTTTAATTTCTTTTTAACTTTTTTTTAACCCACACCTCACCACCATCCCCTCAATAAAACTATACTAAAATTCTTTCCCAACTTTTTTTACCCCATTTTCCCTTGTCAACCAGTCAAATCATAAAAAAATATTAAAAATACTATTAATATTGACCACTTTCTGAACAATTCTAAAACACTTTTATTATACACTCTATTAATAAGTGTTGTAAAAATGATACACTTTTCATTGTCAACCCGCTAAAATCAATTTGTAATCGCTCTATCGCTTACAAAAATTCTCTCACTTTTATAATCCATACATCGCTTACAAAAACCACTTTATAAGCCCTCCATCGCTTACAAAAATCCCTAACCTTTATAAGCCATTAAACACTTATAAACCAATTTTTATAATCGCTCTATCACTTACAAATATAACCAAAATTTATAAGCCCTCCATCGCTTACAAAATGTTTATAAGCCTTTCATCGCTTACAAAAATCCCTAACCTTTATAAGCCCTCCATCGCTTACAAACCTCCACTACCCCACCTCCCTACCTATACCCCATCCCCCATACCCTCTAACCTCTACTATATCAATTACCCCTAATCCCTATAATATAAAGCACGGGAAAGTATTAAACCCCGCTTGCCAATATCCCACCGCACCGACGCTTTTCGCTTGCTGGCAAGCTCACTTAAACCCGCATGCCTATTAGATTTGCTGGCATTTTGACTTGCTTACTCGGAAACCTCTCCTATCTGATACCTTTCTACTTTCTCAATGTCAAAATATAAACTCGGTATAAAGCAAGTATTCATAAGGGTTTGCATACAATCAGACTTATTAAAAACAAACCATATAATACAAAGTTCCTTTCTATCACGACCTACCACCTTAAAACACATCACTAAAATCATTTCTAATGCGTCTATCTTTCGTTTTAACGCTTGTTCAACCAAAATAGGTATAATTCACGGCTAAAAATCAAAACGTAAGTAAAATCAAGGTTTACGGCATTTTGGTTTGTAAAAGACGACGCTTAAAACGCATTTTAGAATGTTCGTTTATGCAAATTGTGTTATCCTCCAAACCCTTTTCAAAGACATAGTCCCTCAAACCCTTGTCCTGTAAAGGTTTCAACGAAAAAATGCGGATTTACAGCCTCTTTTTTTTCCGTTCTCTGCGTTTGAAATTTTTTTCATTAGAAATTTTTAACTAATTTACAAATACATTAATACATTAATAAATAAATAAATAAATAAATAAATTAAATTTTTCCAATGAAAATTTTTTCAGTTCAAGATCGGAAAATTCATCTCTACTAATTTAATAGACTTTATAGAGATTAAAATTGGCACGAATTTTGCTACTTACTTGCAATTTTTATGCCAAGATTTGTTGACACTTTGCTAATCGTGTTTTTATCAATTTGTTGACAGCTGGCGAGTTGCAAAGAGATAGCACAATTTGGATATACGGTTATTTAACAGAATGATAAAAATGCTTAACATATGATAAGTAAAAATGCACCATATGGTGCAATTTTGGAGAGTGGATGCACCAAATGTGGCAAGTTGTGTAAAGCTTTTATTTATAAGGGTTTGATGGCGATTTGGCATAGAACTTGTGGAAAGTGGATGCACCAAATGGTGCATTTTATTAACCGAATATGCGAATTGTGGAATGAAAAAATTGCATAAGGCTTGATGGATAAAGGGTTTGAGGGGCTTTAACAGATGTGAAATGGTAGGGATAGGTTCAAAACGCTTTATTTGTAAGCGTTTAAGCGATTATAAAAATTGGCATGGCAATTGCATATATATATAGGCGTTGTTAAAAATTTAATAGTTTTTTGGAAATGCTGGTGTATCCGAGATTACGCCAGATTTGGTATTTTACAATAGAGGGCAGGCGAGCCTGTAAAAGTGGTAGAGGTTTGGTGACTGCTTTACTTTATTGCTTATTATTTTATTAGATAAAGCAGTAATCAGAAGGAGAAGGGAAAATGAAAAAATTTGGTGCTGGACTTACAGCTGATCAAATCAAATTAGCAAGACTATTAGAGAAATTTGAGATCACAACTTATTCTCAAGCTGTTAAAGCTATGCTTAGAAGAGATAACGAAAAAATATCTCAGATGAAAAAACAGCTTTCTGAAAAACTTTCAGATGAAGGAGGTTCAAGATGATTAGAGGCGAAAGTAATGTTACTTCTGTGGCATTTAGTCCAGATGGAAAGATACTGGCAAGTGTAGGTTGGGAAGATGTGGTCAAGCTATGGGATGTGAGAAGAGGCGTATTAGTCAAGATACTTTCGGGACATACGAATTATGTTCGTTCCGTAGCATTTAGTCCAGATGGAAAGATACTGGCAAGTGGAAGTTTGGATGGGACAATCAATTTGTGGGATGTGGAAAGTGGGGCGTTAATCAGGACGCTTTGGGGACATACAAGAGGGGTTGCTTCCGTCTCATTTAGCCCAGATGGAGAGGTATTAGCAAGTATTGGTTGGGATGGGACAGTTAGGATATGGAATGTGGAAAGGGGGGAGTTGATTAGGACATTATAACATTATAACAAAAGGGCGCTGACTTGATGTCGGCGCTAATGCCAGCGGGGCGAGCTTGCTGGTGGTGCTGGTGTAAGTCCCTTTTGAAAAGGGGCAGGCGAGCTTGCGTAGAGTGATAAAGGTTTGATAACAGCTTTACTTTATTGCTCTTTAAGGATAAAGCTGTTAGTAATGGAGGTAAAAAATGGAGAAAGGTCGTTTTTTTATTGAGCGGACAAAAAGTGGACTCACATCCTTTTGGGAAGAGGGTGGCGGAATGACCAATACTGGTCATTCCATAATAATTGCAGGTCGTGATGGAGAGAGATTGAAACCAATTTATGTAAAGCGGAGAGGATCTCTTGCCTGTGGACGGCATGCGCTTTTTGTAATTCACGATGGTTGCACAATTATTTGTGCTAACCATCATCGTGGGGATTTTCAAGTTATTGTTTATGTTATAGAAAAAATAGGAAAGTTATTAGGGACGGACATGGAGCAAGCTATTAGTTTTTTAGCTTTTAGTTTTTTAGCTTTTAGTTTTTTAGCGTTTTATTCGTTTTATTAAGGAGTAAGGCATATGGGTATAGTAAATGTAGGAGCAGATCGGATATTTTGTATTTTAAGTCGGATATTATCAAAGCGGTTGTTGGAGTTAGGATATAGGGGTAGATATAAGTTCAGGGTATATGTTAAGGTGGGAAAATATAGGTATAAAGTATTGATAGGGGGTGTAAAATTTAAGAAATTTTGCCAGACCGATATAATAATGCGGGAAATATTGGTTGGCATATATCATATCGTTTTAGAGATGATAATGGAGTTCAATCGGTATGGTGGGATTGTTGATTTTACAACTGAGGTTGGGGGTAAATCGCATATAAGTATAAAGTTTAGGGATTACGATATATAGTCTGGAATTGGCATAAAGAGGAGGTGTATGTATGAATAGTTACGATAGTTACGTGTTTAGGGAGAAGGTATTAGAACTTGTTGGTAATGAGAAGTGGAGTATTAAGTGTGATCGTGTAGTTCGGTTTTTGAATAAGTATGATTTAGACATTGATAAAGTTTATCTTTTATCTACTACTGATGGCAAGTATTTTTACAGGAAGAGGAGAGAAAAGAAGTATTGTTGGGATATAATAAAGGCGAGTGGGGGTAAATGGAATTACTTTACTTTTGTATATGCTGATAAGGAGGATGCGAAATGAGTTGTGAGCATGTATGGCGATTGAGTTTTGACATAAGTATTGACTTTAAGACTATATTTGTAACATACTTTTGTATAAAATGTGTAGAGCAACATGTCATAAGTTATGACATTGTTAATTTAGAGGATTTGGATGGTGTGGTAGGGTATGGAATAGAGGTTGAAAGTTTAATGAATAGATAGGCGAATAGTATCTCGTGGGTAGTGTATAGCGAAAGGAGGAAATGATCCGAGCTATTCACGGGATACTTTATAATTCAAGGAGTGAGGTATGCAGATAAAGGTAAAGCATAATAGGGGATTGGATAGTGTTGCGATAGTTGGTGGAGGGGTGTCGTATAACACTCATTTTGAGTTAATGAGGTTAGGTGCGGTATATAGGGGGAAGTGTGATAGATGTGCTGATCCTATGATTTCTGGGACTCATTATGAGTTTTCTTTGCCGATAGCTAATCGGTTGATAGAGGAGACGGAGTATAGGATAGCGGAGACGAGGGAGTTTGGGAATGGTGATAGGGATGATATAGTGCGGACAAAGCCTCCTGAATTTATGCGTAACTGGCGTAGTGCAGTAATGACTGATGAATTTTATGAGTTATTAGATAATGAGGTTATTCCGAAAGAGGTAATGGAGCGGTTAAATGAATATCGCAGGTTTGGGATAGATGAGGAAGCGATAAAGCTGATAGAGAGGTGGAAGGAATTTGAGAATACTTTTAAGCGGATAAAGGCTAATGATTTAGAGGTTATAGATAGCATTTTATTTCGTAATGGGATAGATGATAAGTGGTTTAGCAGGTCGCCTTTGCTTCATCAAAAAGCTGGGATAGCATTTTTTTTGTTATCATTAGAATATGGGATGGGTCATATATGTTTGTTTGATGAGATGCGGACTGGTAAGACTTATCAAGCGATACATATAGCGAGGTATTTGTTAGAAAGGAAGTTGATAGATAGTGTATTAGTGGTAGTTCCAAATACGATAAAGCGGGTATGGCGTCAAGAGTTGATGATAGATGGTGGGTTATATGGAATGTTTGTTAGTATTATTGAGGGTGATAAAGCGAGGAAGCGGGAGTTATGGAATAGTAAAGCATTTTTTTACATAGTGAATTATGAGTGTTGTCGGAGTGATAAGGAGTTATTATATAATTGGGAGAGGGGCAGAAGGTATTTGATGATATGTGATGAGTCGCACAAGATAAAAAATCCTCAGGCACAGCAGACACAAGTTATTTGTGGGTTAGAGCCTAATTATAGTATTTTTATGACGGGGACGCCAGTTGCTAACAGACCTGAGGATGTATTTTGCATGGTAGATTTTGTATGTAGTGGATTGCTGGGACGTGACTTATATGATTTTTATGAGCGGTTTGCTGTGCGTGGGGGGTATGGAGGCAAAGAGATATTAGGATATAAGGATATGCCAGAGATAAGGTATCGGTTGGGGAATATAAGCATGCGTCGTAAGCGTGCTGATGTGATGTTTGATACGAAGGTGCGGACTGCTTTTGAAGGGGAATTAGAAGGTGATCAGAGGACTGCTTATGAGACTATGCGGACTGAATTATATGCTGAGGTAGTAAAGGAGTCAAATATGACTGTTGTATCGGTTAATAATAGGTTGGTGCAATCTTTGAGGCTAAGTCAAATATGTGATGGATACATAAGTCCAAGTTTTGATAAAGTAGTATGGTTAGAGAATAATTGGAAGTTGAGGGTGATAGATGAATTTTTAGATGAGTATTTAGCGGACATAGGCAAAGTGGTTATATGGTCAAGGTTTGTGCCAGTTGTAAAGTTGGTATGGGAACGGTATCGGGACAAGTATGGTGCATTGTATATAACTGGTGAGGTAAATACTAATGATCGTGTAGAGCGGATGTATGCATTTCAGAATGATATGAGTCATAAGATAATGGTTGGTCAGATACAGAGTGCGAGTTTAGGTATGGGGTTTCAGCCAGCGACATTTGCGATATTTATAGACAAATGGTGGAGTCCGTCATTGAATTTGCAAGCGGAGGATAGGATATTAGGTATAAAAAATCCAGTGCCAATAACTATAATTTCGTTAATTACGAAGGATACGATAGAGGAAAGGTGGGAATACATATTGAATAAGAAGCGGGATTGGTCGGATGCTATAACGGGTGATGTGCAAGTGGATATAGTTGCTCCGCCGAAATTTGATCGTGACATATTACTTTATTTATTAGCACCACCAAGAGAGGCAGAAGAATTTAGGAAAAAGTTAGAGGATAAATGGAAGATATAATTATTCGTCTTAACAAATTAAGGAGGAGGTGGTAATAATGATTAAGTTATGTTGTTAAAGTGATATTGTTTTAATGGTATAGTTTTAATGTAAGGAGGGTTTTATAATGATTGGAATAGTTGAAGCTGAATTAATTAATGATTTAGAGGTAACTTTGGTATCGTTAGCGAGGTCTATTGAGGCGTTATGTATATTACTTCGTGAGAGGGAGATATACATATCGCAGGAGACGGGGTTAAGAACTATAAATGCTTTAACAGATGTGGTAAAGTCTTTAACTACTATTATAGAAGGAGTAAATGATGAGGCAATTGAAAGAGTTAGCCAATAATTATGTAGACTTATATGATGAGGTTCGGGAGTTGGAGGGGATATTAAAGGTTCGTAAAGAGATGTTAGAGCAGATCAAGGCAGAGCTTTGGGAAGCTATGGGTGACAGTAATATCAAGACTTTTGATGAGGGTCGGGTATTGATAACCAGATCATATCGTAGTTTTCCAAAAGTTACTGATTATAATGCGTTACAGCATTACATAATTGATGTGCTTGGTGACAACATAGTGGAATACACGAGGTTACAGTTTGAGCCTTCCAAACTTAAAGAGCTTGTAGAGCAAGCCCAGAAGGTGGCGGTTAATACTGGTAAGCCGTTAGAGGAAGTATTGCCGTCTGGGTTAGAGGTTAGTATATCTGAGATAATTTCGGTAAGACAAAAGAAGGAGAATAACAATGAGTAAAGGAAAAGAAATTGCGGTTATTAGTAGTGAAGTGGAACAAGCATTAACGGATGCTATGGCGGATAGTTTTGAGCCACAGCCTATAAAAGTTAGCATAGTGCATCCAACTGCGGAGTTGAGTGTTGAAGGGTTGCCAAGCCGAAAGACATTCAAAGGCGTAGTTCTTGCGAGCAGAAAGGCGAGGGTATTTTTTCCGAAGTTTGGCAACAAAGAGCTAACTGATAAGGTTTTAGAGTTTACGGAAAAGCGTCCATTTTGTCATAGTGATAATGGTGTAATAGGTATCTTATATGATACTGACTGGGATAGCATAGCTCCCAATATCAAAGATGCGGTAGTTATGATAAAGGATAAGATTGGTTTAGGCGGTCTTATATGCAAGAAATGTCCGTTATCTGCATTTGGGTCAGTATCTTTGTTTGGCGTGAACGGGAGAGGTCAGGCGTGTAATGATTTAAGACGATTGCTTTTGTGGAGTCCTGGACTTTCCGTGCCAATGATCTTGACTTTACCTCCTACGTCTATACGACGCTGGGATAGTTATTGTTCTACATTGATGGCGAGTAATCTTCAATACAATCGTGTTATTACGGAGATAAGTTTGGAGAAAATAGGCAATGGTGGAACGAATTATTCAGTTGCAAAGTTTGCCTATATGGGCGAATTGCCTGCTGATTTTCTAATGGAATTAGGCACGCAGGTATCTCATGATGGGGTAATGAAGCCTCTTGCTAAGGCATTGATAGATATGTTTAGTGCGAAAGAGGTTGAGGTTACTGATTATATTGGCAATGGTAATGGCGATGAGGAGTTTTAGAAGTCTTGCACGATGAGTTTAACCAACATTGATACTGGCAGTTCCAGCGGTATCAAGACCTTTTTCCTTACTCATCGTGCATATTTCGCCTTTGCAGGTTATGGTTAGAAACTTTATATCTTATGCCTTGATTACGAGACCTGCAAAGGCTTATTAAAGGGGGTGATAAGTATGGCAAGATCAGTGGTTTATTATGGAGCGGTTGGAGATAATACTTATTATAATTCTATCTTTCAAGATGATATTGGTAGAATGGAAATAGTAGTTATTTCATCAAGTTGTTATCAGTTGCGGTTATTTCAAAAGGGCGTAACTGATGATTATGTAGTTGAGGGTGAGTATGAGACATTAGTTGACGCGCAGAAACGGCGTAAAGAGATAGAGGATATGGCTTAATCTTTTATAGGTAGGGGTGGGTGGGGTATTAAGGAGATGTATGTGTCAAGAATGGTATTCCTGATATAGACTATGAAGATGTTTGTTTTTATAAGAAAGGAGTTTGAAAATGAAGTTTAAGGGTGTTAATTTTCCAAGAGAGTTTCTTGACAAGCTCGCAATAGTTGCAAGATTACAGAATAAGACTATTAGGGGTTTAATTATTGATGTTGTAGAGAAGTATGTATTGAAGGGGGGGAATGAAGTAGTGAATGTTAGGTGTCCATCTTGTGGGCACGAGTTTGAGACGATTGTTCAATTAAGTGAATATTCGGAAGTAGTTGAAGCTATTGATAAAGTGATAGCTAAAAAGGATAAGGAAGAGGTTATAGTTGATATAGATATAAAAGGAGGAAAGTATGTCAAATGCTGAACTCTATGTAGAGGTTCATGGTTTTAATGGTAGTAAGCCGTTGCCTAAGTGGGAACGGATACCTATATCAGAGATAACTACGTGGAGGGGAAAGAATGAGCATTTGACGGTTTTATTGAAATCAGTTCAGTCGTTTGTGAATAAAGAACGGGGGGGTGATGACCCCCACATAGCTCCTGTGTATTTTGATTTTGATAGTAATGATCCAATATTAGCTTTATCAGACGCAAGGAGTTTATATCAGCATTTAGTATCTTTATATGGTGATTTAGATATAAATATTTGGTTTAGCGGGAATAAAGGATTTCATATATTTATTAATCCTGAGCATTTTGGCATAAAGATACACAAGCATACTACATATCATATCAGATACATAGTTGATCACTTTGTTAAAAAGTTGGATTTGACTACTGCTGATTTAGGTGTATATACTATTCCTCGTCTTTGGAGGATAGCTAATACACCTAATAAAGATCATTACAAAATTCCGATCACTATATATGAGTTTTTGAGTTGGGATTTTGAGAGCATAAAGAAGTTGGCAGAGTATAAGAGAGATGTAGATTACTATGATAATGATTTTAAGATGATAGAACTTATACCAGAGCTAAATGAATTATATTTATCTGCTGTTGATCAGTATGGGCAGTCAAAATCAATCATTGCTCCAATTTATGATCCAGTAGAGATAAATGATCAACTTCCACCGTGTATAAAGTATATCTTTAACCATCAAGGATTGCTGAAATTAGGGTATCGTAATAGAACATCGGTAGTTTTGTCGGCATATTGTAAAGACGCTGGTAAAGATATAGATCAAGCTAAGACATTCTTGAATGAATGGTTATCTACAATTCCTGATCCCTCGCCTTTAACTTCTACAAATGGCAATGCAAGGATAACGGAAGCTATGGCAGTAATAAAGACTGTATATGCTTCTGAAAAGTATCATTTTAGCTGTGGGTCAATATTAGATTGTGGTGTTCCAAGAGATGTATGCACAAATTGCGAGTCGTTAGGTGAGAAAGTTAAAGTTATAGAATTCAAAGATTTTGCTGAGAAAGATAATATTGGGGGACAACTTTTAGAGTTTGAAGCTGATGTTGTAGGTAAGGATAAGATTGAAATGCTTATTCCTAAAAAGATAACGGGGCATTGTGTATTTGACCCTGATAAGAATGCTTGTATAAGTTGTCCTATGGCTGATTATTTTGATATAGAAAAGCGGGAGTGTAGTAGGACAGTTAATGTATCAGCTAAGAGTAAATGGATAGTAGAATTGCTTGATCAGCGGGCAGGGAATATAGATGTTATAGTTAAGAAGTTGTTTGGTGTATATGGCAAAAGTTGTGGGTTATTCCAATATGATATAGAGTGGCAGAATGCTCAAAAGGTGCATTTAGCTACTGCGATAAACAGGTCATATATAGATACAACTGATAAGAAGTATTATGCTGGGACGGGCTATGTGCTTTTGCATGGGATAGAGATGAATAGAGGCTATCGTATGCGGGGAAGGGTATATCCTAATTTTCGTAACCGAGAGGCGACGCTCATCATAGAGTCAGCTGAACCGTTACAGACACTTATAGACAACTTTGTTTTGACGCCAAGAGATGCGGATGAATTAGAGGTGTTCAAGCCGAGTAAACTTACGCCTGATGGGATATTAGAAAAGATACGGGATATACATAGTTGCTTTCGTGATAGCTTTATATTCATATTCGGTAGAGACGATTTGATATTGGCGGAGGATTTAGTATTTCATTCTGTAAGAAAGTTTTATTTTCAAAGGCAATTAAAGAAGGGCTGGTTAGATATACTTATTGTTGGTGATACCAGACAAGGAAAGACTGAGATAGCAAAGAAGCTAATGGATTATTATCAAGTAGGGACTTTTGCGTCAGGTGAAACATCATCAAGGACTGGTTTACTTTATACTATACAGATGACAAAGGAAGAGGCTAACTGGGTGCGGTTTGGGTTAATGCCTCGTTCTAATGGTATGTTGTTAGTAGTGGATGAGATACACGGGATGCCATCTGATGACTTTAAGGAGTTTACACAAGTAAGATCGGAAGGGGTATTAGATGTCATGCGTGCTGGGGTTGGCAAAACGCCTTGTGAGGTTAGATTGATTTGTATCGCTAATCCAAGGACTGGCGCGTCTATGTCAAGTTATGGTTATCCTGTTCAAGCTATAACAGAGATACCAGCTTTTTCTTCGTTAGAAGATGTTGCTCGGTTTACTTATGCTTATGGGGTAAAGGCGGGTGAAGTGTCAGATGATGACTTGAACCGAGATGTAAATGAGATACCAATCAAAGAGCACCCATATACACGGGAAAAATGCAGGAATTTAATTTTATGGCTATGGACTTTGAAACCAGATGACATAATAATTTCGCCTGATACAGAGAAACGGGTCTTGACGCTTGCTAAACAGATTTCATTAGAGTATGTGCCTGATATTCCTTTAATAGAGAGTGCTGATGTTAGACAAAAGCTAATGATAGTTGCAACTGCTATTGCTGGCAGGACATATAATTCAGATGGTAAAAGGCTTATAGTATTGCCAGCACATGTTGATACAGCTTATAATGTCTTGAATATGTTCTATAAGTCAGAAGGGTTGGATTATTATGGGTTCAGCGACGACCAAGCTCGTATGTTGTTATCAAGCGAGCAAGTTGAGCAGATAGAGGAAAAGATAATGAGAGAGATACCAAACTGGGAAGGGGTTATAAGGTATATGATAGCCTCTAACTCCTTTAATAAAACTATCCTTTATCAATCAACTGGAATAAATAAAGATGTGGCTGATAGGCTGATAACATTGTTTTTGAATTGCAACTTTTTGCAGTCAAGACAACACTTTTTAAGGAAAACCGCACAAGGCAGAAACTTTATGAGGAATATGGTTAAAAAGTATGGAATGTATTCTAAAAAAGAAATAGATAGTATACAAGAAATAATAAAAGATGATGATTTTTAATTAAATCATCATTAAGGGGTCTAATAATGGATTTAACGCATTTTGATATTAATAGACTATAAATTATGCAATGTATGTTAAATATCATTATTAGGGCTAAAAATGATGGATTTTTTGGAAGGAGGTGACAAAAAAAATGATTGATTATACAGCTGAAAGAATAAAAGCTATACAAGTTGAAATAGATAATCTTAATCCACCAGAAGAATGGGCAAAGCTATACAAACAAATAAAAGGAATAAAACTCTTTTTCAGTGAGTATAGCTGGGATGAACTAATCAGAGATGTTACTCTTGGATTAGGCTGGGTTCAGCAGTGGAGAGAAAATCCTAAATTCAAACAATACTATAAACTAATGGATCAGTTAGACCAACTGAATATATTAGCAAGAAAGGAGGACTAAATGTATTATAGGCGAAAGGAAGATGATATGGAAAAGAAATTAGTGAGTAAAGGCTGGAAATTAATAGAAGATACAGCTCGGCGTAGAAAATTCTGTGCCGATAGAGTAATGGAACGAAATGATATAACCTTTGTTGTTGACCATAAGTCTACCAGAGGAACATCAGAAATAAACTTTAAGCGTGACTGGTATTCAAAAGTTAAAGACGAAGGCAAAAAATATGATGAAACCGCTATACCACTAATTACTATGTCATTTAGAAACTCTTCAAAACTATATTTAGTAATTGAATTAGACGAATTTAACAAATTAATAGAAAAACTAACAGAAGGAGATAAAAAATGAAACGAATTGATTGGAAAATCCATCTCATTAAAAATGATGGGATCGTTACTGAAATAATTGTTTTACAACAAATATATGTATCAAAAAATGATCTTGTCATTTATAATGATAATAAAGATTACCTAAACGAAATATTCTTATCAAATAACTGGACTATATTATCTGAAAGCGTAATAGATAAGTTTAGTTTAGGCGAAACTGATAAAATCATACATACCTTTGATAAAGATGTATATTTACAGCTATTAGACGCTTATTTCCGTCAAGCATTCCGAGTATGCTGTAAAAAGAATATAGAATTCCTTACAAAAGGATATAAGATTATACAAACTTTTGTAGGAATGAACTATATAACTTTGCTTTATGATGTCCCTGAAAATCTATGGAATAAGGAGAATAAAAATGAATAATGATTGGACTGATGAAATGGCTAAACGCATTGGCTGGCTAATAATAAGAGATAACGAAGCATTAGCTCTCAATCTTTGGAAAAAAGTATTAGAGGAAAAAAACAAAGTTATAGAAAAGAATAGTATTTATAGAGATCAAGAAAAATTAACTGAATACTATCAGTCAATAAGAAACAACTGGAAAGAATGGTTCAAAGATGTAAAGGAGACAAAATATGTATAGCTGTTATATATGCCAGCTAATGAAAGAATTGTTCAATTATAATAAGTGTCTCAAAACTGACCGATCCGATCTTACAAAACTTCTGGTTGATCTCACTTTGATATATATGGGATCACCAAGAGATAAAGATGGAATTGTGGAGGGTAATAAAGAGTTATCTTAAATGTCTTATATGTCTTCCAGCTCGTCCTTGTCGTATAGGACGAGCTTTGATAGGCTTTACTGGCTTAGCCTGTAAGATTAAACTTCTTGCAGGCTTTTTCTCTTCCGCCACCTGCATTGAAGCTCGCCACATTGCCCCAGCAGGAATTACTGTTGGTAAATCATATTCTATCAATCTTTTTAATGCTTGATTATATCCTTCATTGTTTCCTGACATAGCCCCATCTACAAGACCGCCCAATGTAAAAGCTATATCAGTTCCAGTAGCAACTGGTGGTGATACAGGAACAGCAAAACTATATCCACCTAACTTACCAGTAGTCGTAGGGAACATCCAGCCCATATTAAACCCTAACTTTGACCCCACATAAGCTATACCAGCCATCATAGAAGCATACCCTAAAACTGAATACCTTTGAAGCTTCGTCCAGCCTAATTTCATACCATATGGCGTCTCTCCCTTTATCAACATTTTGAATAAAGCAGGAATGTATGCCGTCCAAAAATGTTGCCACCAGTTAGAATACATTAATATAGTCTTACCCATACTTGATGTCAAACTTGCTGGCAAATCCCACTTATTGTATGCAAACTGCGTGAACTTTATGTTCTGCGTTGCCCAATACACTACATCTTTGAATAATCCGTCCTCTATCGCTTCACGCATAATACGCCAAAATTGAAAACCTTGTATACTTGCGGGATCATACCCTTTACGAATAGCATATTTAGCTAACTCCTGCATTCTCGCAGTTGATGAAGTCATCAGCTTCCATATAGCACCATTACCCGCACTCGCACAGTTAATATAGAACTCAACTGCTTGGTTAGGCAATAATCCTATTCTATCAAAAGTTGATAAGTCAGTAATATTAAAACTTTCCAGAGGCATTCTGCCTATCATAACATCAAAGTTTTTAAGTATTGCCCTGCCATCAGCAGAAAACATACTCTCTATTCCAGCCCAAGTTGACTTAGAACCAAGAGTTGAAATTGAGTGCATAACTTGAAATAAATTTTTAGTCAATACTCTAATATTAGCTGATAAAGTCCCTCTTAAATATGCTTTCCGTAAAATACCCGTAAAGTTATCAAATGCCCGTTCTCTACTACGCCATACTAATTCTTTATTGATACCAGCAACCTTAGGCAAGTTGCGAATGGGAGTTTCATTTACTACTTTACCAACAGCTTTTGATAAAGCAGAAAACAATTCATTAGTGGTTTTATCACCTTTGGCTTCCATGCCCCTTGCCATTAAAGCAAAACGACGAAACATCTTTCCAATAACATCTTTACGCTCCGACGGTGGTAAAGACTTAATGAAATATGCCCCTTGCTCTAATACTGGTTCAAGAAACAATTTCCTCATCTCTGACCTAAATGCCATACGAAAAACTTCTATCGCATCTAAACTAAATGCTTTATTATCTTTTACCCTCTTTAAGAATTCAGTAGCGGTTATCTTTGAAGGAATACTCTTCTCAAAAGCTCTTACACTATATCCCTTCATTAACTCCTTAAACCAAGCGTCTCGGTTCATTGCCTCAATGTAAGAAGGAACTTTGTTAGCTTCAGCCATTATGTTATCAGCTAAAATTTTGTGAGGATAATAATTCTTTATATATACTGGCGGTAAATCCTTTATACGCTTTTTGACTTTCTGTATATCCCTATAAACTTTGTTATATTCAGGATCAGTTTTATCTAATGATTTTAATTTGTTCTGCATACTATCAAGCAAATTATTAAGGTTTTTTATCTGTGTATCATCAGGCAACATTTTTCCTTCTTTAATTGCTATTTCAGCTAACTCATCAAACCTCTTTTTGTATCCTTCCCTGATAGCAACGAGTTTATCTAACTGCTCACTACTGAACTTTGCAACTAATTCTTGCGGTGCATCAGCTGGAATTCTCTCGCCAGTGTTAGCTATATAAGCTAACATCTCGCTCTCATCTTTGCCCCATCTTTTGCCAAAAAGCTGTCGCCACTCAGACTTAAAAGTAGAAACATAATTATCTAACTCATTAGTGGCTTTCGTTATTCTTACTAACTCACTCTCTACTGTGCTATGCAAAAATGGGACGCCAATTCTTTTGAATGCTAACCAGTCAGGCGTAAAGTAATTAAGCGATCTAAACAATATATTCATATTATCTGGCAAGTTCACTCCACTAACTAACATATCCCTTAAATTCTCTAAATCAGTCAACATCATTCCAGATAAATTATCTGTCTCACCATGCGTCATACTCTTAATTACATTACGCACCATCTTGCCATTCAGCTTAGCAGTCGGTAATAAAGGAATACCTTCCTCTTCCAGCCGTTTCATTACACGCCTTGATGGCTTTATCATATTTTTTATATCATCTATTAATATCTGACGTTTTATCAAGTCTTGCGTAAACGCTTTATAATCATCAAGTAATTTTATTCCATCATTTATCCTTGATAAATTGTAATCTATCGTATATGGAAATGTCCGTTTTTCTATTATAGTTGATATATCCTTTATTTCACTTATATCCCTTGATATATTCTTTTCCCGCCTTAAACTATCATATACTTCGTCTAAAACTTTCTTTTGCCTTAATGCTATATCGTCTTTTAATGTCAATGATTTAGCTAATTCATCTGATATTGACTTCCGTAAAGTTGCCTCATCATGTATAGCTTTTAATAAGTCATCTGCCTGCTTAGCTAAATTCGGCAATTCAGATAATATCTCTGACTTAGTTTGGTCAAGCTTAGCTTTATTTATCTTTATGTCAATATTCAAATTATTAATCTGATCTGTTATGCCAGTTTTCGCATCAGCAGTTAGACCCTCGTCTCTTAAAGACTTTTTAAGCCCTTTACGCAACTCATAATTTGATCTATACCCCTCCATAGTGTCATTATAAGTTTTGTATTTCTTAACTAACTCATCATATTGCTGTCGTAATGACACAACTTTTTTAGCTTCATCTTGTGCAACCTTTAATGCCTCATCATCTACTTTAATACTCTCCATAGCATTATCTATTACCCGCTGAGAAAACTTGAACCTATTCACTGGCGTAACATATCTACTAACAGCTTTAATCCCCCGACCAAAAGCGAAACTACTTAATACACCAGCAACTATATCACTCCCTATATCACCAATATTGTAAAGCACTTTTGACACAGGTTTATTATCTAATTCTCTTGCAGTCTCTTCATTCCAATCTTTGAATGGAAGATATTTGTCTTGCTTACCTTGTAAAAGCGAAATATTTTGCTTAGCACGAGCAACAAACTTAAAAGGCGTCATAGCACCATATTCACTCTCACCCTCGCCTTTTAATGCTGATTTTAATGCCTCCGATAAAGGAATAGACGGATTACCTTTGGTAACTAATGCTTCCTCCGACCAATCAAGAAAAGCTAATGGAATTCTATATGACGCACCACTCATTTTTAGACCTTTTGCAACTAACTTTCCAATAGGAGAGTCGGCTATCTTGCCCAAAGTCTGTATAGTCAATACTGGACTCTGCTTCATCTTATCTACTAACGTTAATGGCGTCTCATTAACCTGCTGTGAAGTGATATTATTTATTATAGTATTAGCTATATTAATGTCTTTTTGTGTTTCTAATATTACTTGATCTCTTGGCTGGGTCTTTATAAGCCGTTCTTGTAATTGTATTGTTTGCGGATACCTTAATTTAGATAACATCTCCTCTTTACTCGGTAAAGTCACATTATTATCTTGCGTCTTGTTTTGATACACTTTTAACATAGTATCCTTTGAAGGAAGTATTATTTCACCCTGCGTTTTATAATATTTCCTTAATATCTCCTCTTTGCTCGGTAACTCTTTTACCATGTTATTTCCTCTCACCAAAGATTATGTCTAATGCAACCTTTACTTCCTCAGGTTTGAACCCATTATTTATTAACTGCGTCTCAGCGTCCTTACGCTTCATCTTTGATATATCAGATGATAAATTAAGTATTGCTTTAATATTATCATTTAATAAAGCATAATCACTAAAAAATGTAAGTTTAGCTTTATCAGGAAGCAAAGTCCTTATTTGTTTTTGATATATTAAAGCACCACTCGGCGGAATAATCTCAGCTACACGATCAGGATACTTCCTCACTAATGCTTCATAAGTTGCCATAATGTTATTGCTTCTTGATATGAGCATGTTTTGGTCGTCTTCATTTAATTTATCTAATCCTGCCATAGAGGCTTTCTGTAATTCAGTTTCAAAAGCTGATCTTACTTTTTCATATTGACTTCTTGCGGAATTAAAAGTCTTATCCTCTAATCCAGCTTTTGCTTTATCTACTTCCCTCTCTGCGTCAGCATTGATTTTTAATAAAGTCCTTTCCAACGCACCAGTCTGTTGAAGTTTTGCTCTTGCCATCTCACCAGCTTCCCTTGTCTGAACTTCTTCCATTCTGCCAGTATGTCGTAATTCCTCTAACTTTACATCGTATCCAAACTTCTCTTTCATTACTGCACTCTCTACTGCTTGTTTCAAAGTCGCCTTTAATTTCTCCTCTTTTTCTATCCGATCTAAATCAGCATTATTTATTATATTCCGTATGTTTTCAATATATTCAGGCGATTTAGTCTTTACTAACATTAACAACTTCAACTTATCAATAGTGCCTTTATCTATATCATTCTGTAACTTTTTGTTCAACATATCTAATTGTGCATTCTTGTATGCTATATCAGCTTCTGTCTGAGCTTGACGCAAGCCTAATTCCTCACCTTTAAGTCCAACTTCTTGTGATCGCAACATTACACCTTGCTCTGCAACATTAGCCATACGATTTCTATAATCCTCTAAACTCTGAACTTTCATCTGCTCTAACATATTTTTTAATTCATAAGCTCGCCGTGCTTCTTCCTCTTTTTTCGCATTTTGTATCCCACGAAGCAAACCATCTAATATAGCTAATCTCTTATCAGGAACTAATTTATCAACATCTATCGGCATTATTCTAACCCCCATACTGCTGGATCAAGTAAATCTATATCATTAGTAGTTCCAGTAGTTCCAGTAGTTCCAGTAGTGCCAGAACCACTTAAATTCAAAATCATATCTAAAATCAAACTATTCAAATCAGTTCCAGTATCAACCTCTTCAGCAGAAGAATTAACCTGTGGTGTATATACAGGCGTTGGTAAAACAGATGGCGTCGCTGGCGGGATCACAGGCTCAGTTTCAGGCAAAGATGTAGGAACATTTTGTTCCCCATATAAATAACTCTCTAAACCCTCACTACTTATATCAGTCGGCTCTATACCTTTACCAGTAGGATTTGTAAGCAACCTCTGAAATATCAATGGTGCTAACTGTTCACTTATACTTGACATTAATTCTACATCGCCAGATTTCTTAGCTAATTCTAATTGTGCTAACTTTAAGTTGTATTCCTTATTAAATTGATCAATATTCGCCTTTAATGTCTGTGCTTGTAAAGCCGTTCTTGCAGTAGCCTCACCTATTGCCTCCATAGCTTTACCACGCAATTCATCTTCTCTTGCTAACCTTGCACCAGTTCTATATACGCCTGATTGTGCATACTGACTACCTATCTGTTTTAACGACTCCTCTAATTGCCTATTAACTTCTTTTCTTGTGGCTTCATTCTGCAACTCCATAGCGGTGTCAATCTTTTGTAAAGATTTACTTTCAACCATCGGCTTCATACGCTCAGCTATCCTATTCAAAGCAGGATTACGAGACTTTGATAAATACTCGTATTGTGCTTCCTCAGGAGTTAAAACACCTGAATTGACACGATGCTGTATATCCTGTTTTAACGTTCTTTCATATTCTTGACCCTGCCGTATCTCATTAAACTTCTTACCACCATACTGCAATCCTTGTAATAATAAAGCGATTTCCGCACCAGTCATTAATCTCACCTGCCTTTATCTATTCTAATGACTTGAACAGGAACTACTTTCTCAGGAGGCGTATAAGTCTTGTTTAGTATTCTTTTTCTGCTTGGCGGAGAATGCCTCTCTGCTAATGATCGTATCCTTGCCTTTCTCATCTTATTACCCTCCTTAAAAAGTATATGTATATTGACTCTAACTCACCAATAGTCCATCTTGCCTGTAAACTCACTAACCTCGCAAAACAATTATTATTAAAATCCATACTTGTATCATTACTATCAATAGCAAAGATGTCTATCGGCTGTTGCTCTTCTTCGTTATATGCACTTATAGTAAAAAAGCCTGATCTATCCTTAGCATTAATCATTATATACCTTAAAAGTCCCCCAGTGTTTCCTTCCTGTAAATCTACCCAATGCGTCCTTATCATAGCTTCTATAAGCGCGTCATTATCCGTATCTATACCTTTTACATAATACTTATTCAATCGTCCATTTTTTCCACCAATCACTTCACCATTATGATTAATTATGTAACATCTGGAATACATATTAGTATCTTTTACCCAACCGCCTAATTCTATATCATATACCCACGCTATACCAGTTGAATAATCAGCTAAAACATAATAATATCTACCATTGCTGTCAGAATAAATAAATCCTACTGGATTGTCCAGTCCTCTGATTTGATCTGATATATTCGTGGATATACATTTTATTCCAGAGTTAGATAAAGACCAGACGCCGTAAACCTTTGAATAAAAGTATGCCGTATCACTTATAACAGCAACAGAACGGGGGGCGGTGCAACCCAAACCAAATTCAGTCTGGGTGGGGGAGACATCTGAACCCGTCCTTACCTCCATTAAAGGAACAGCGTCTGGATCACCCGTCAATACCCATATACTCCTATTCTTAAATATATATAGTGACTGCCCTAATACCGCACAAGTCACTATATAATCACCATCATCCCTACGAACATCTATCCAATTAGTGTAACTCCATTTTTCTGGATTACCTAAATCCGAATACCATAATAAAGACGGATCGTCACTGGATATGCCATATATCCTGTCTTTATAATATACTAACTTATTCAAACCATTAATATTCCCTATAAAATCATCACCTATATATTCCGTATAACAACTTTCTAAATATTCGTCAGTTGCATTATCTACCACATTACCATCATCATTTTCTATCGTGTATAGTCTATAAAATTTTGTTTCAGGAGTCGCAGGGTCAGTATAAAACTTTGTTGCCCAGATTTCTATATGCGTGCAATTCTCATCAGGCGACTTAGTATAAGTTAGTTGTGCATACTGATCTGATAATATCGCCGTCTGCTTATCACTAAAAAGTGAATGTGCTATAACTATACCACCATTCTGCTTTACATACCTATACATGTAATCTCTTCTACCTGTAAATGTCCCCGCAATATTAGATATACTTAATGCTACAGTAGGTGCAGTAATACTTACATTACTACTTAATAACCTCGTTCCACTTGCAGTTCCATCAGTCCTTATAAGCTCATATCCATTAGTTATATAACAATAATCTAAATAAGTCAAACAATATATATCATCAGAAGTCAACTCTATACCAAGTCCCGCTGTAATATCCCATATATCATTGTCGCCTTCACCGTCCCATAAATAAAGACCTTTATCGGCACTGAATATATATGTCCTATAAACATCTATACCATTAACGCCAGTATACTGCCTTGAATACTCATATATCCCACCGATTGAAGGATAAACCTTTGTCTCATCATCACCTAAAAATATATCTTCATCTATATATTCCTGTCCGTCACGAGGCACTATCGTTCCAGTAGATAAACGAACATTCTCAGCGTCTAATAAAGCAGTCTGAGCCTCCGCTCTACCAGCCACCATTCCAGCTGAGATAATGCCTAAATCCCATCTACTGAACTTCCTATAATAATATCCTCCACCACGCCTCATAACAATTCCTCTCTAATATATAAAGATTTGTATGCCTCCCTACTCATTGAACTATACGACCCATCCTCATGAATTACTAATACATCACCTTTGTTTACTACATGCTCTCCCGCCATATCAGTATATACCGTCCCATTAGTAACAACTTTAACTGTTACTGGTGGAAACTCTATTGGTTTGCGTCTTATAGTTATTACACCATTACTATCTATTATTCTACAAGCATCATAGAAATTTTTCACTACATAATCCGCATCTGTTTCTATATCATTATTACAATCAAACTTAGGCAATACTTGTATAGTTATACACCCACACATCTTACCAGCTTCTATATCACTCTTACTATCACCAATGAACCACTTCTCATAGTCTAAATGATTAGTTATCAAAGTCTCCATTATCTTAGCCTTAGCCTTTGCCCGCTCTAAATGCTCTGAGTCTATATCCGTTATCCTAAATCCCTTTATTACTTCATTATAGTTTATACGCTTAATCAATGCTTGATTAGCATTCCTACATATTCTATAATTTTCGTCTATATTACCATCTAATAACCATGCCTGATTAGTTATTATATATAAATCTGTATTATATTTGGATAATAATTTGATCCCCTCTGGAACTCTATCAATAACATCTAAGTCATTGACATCACGATTAAATACACGACCTTTACGCAAAGTCTTATGATTATGAATTAATACGCCATCTCTATCACAACCAATTAATATCCTTCTATTCATGTTTTACTCTCCCCAAGTAATACCCATACCAGAACCATCTATTAGTCCATCAAAATTAACCTTAATACCTTCCTTCTCAAATTGACTACTGCGAGTTATTACATTCTTGACTGTGTCTATCTGTTTGCACATCATTATTATATCCTTCCATAACGCAAGCTCCTCTGCTTTTGTTATCTGTTCGTCTACTTGTGCAATCCTGTTCTTTACCGCTTCAACAAGATATACATGCGTCTCTACTGGTAAAGACGGCACATCATTATCAGATATAATCCTCGTTGGTGTTCCATAAAAAAATAACCATAAATCAATCCCCTCCGTATCAAACTTAGGAAATATCCATAACTCTTTACGACCACTGGTTGACCATATAAACGCTTTATATGGATTAGATGATGTTTCAGTCTCAGGATTACTTTCACGACCATATACTTCACTCGGATTAGATACTATCTTTATCAATCTATTATTACCACCATTATTATACCATAAAGTATTAATAGCAATAAGATTTGACGGCAATAAGTATCTCTGCTCCAAAGTAGATGAAAACTTATAAAAATCCTCTACAACTAACTTTAACTCTATCGCCATGCGATTTTGTATGAGATTAATAATATTAATTATTCGCTCATCATTCCAAAACCGCCTACTATTAACATCAGCTTGTATATAATCTATCATATCTCTTATAGTCATACCACCCACTCCTGCAAAGTCTCAATATCAAACATTATATACCCCTTTCGCTTGAAACACCTACTGCAATAAAATCTATACTTTATAACTTTACCTGACATCCAACCAGTAGCTCGTATCCATTCAGGCTTGCATAAACATCTCATTTTTTGCCTCTTTTGACACGAAGCATACGACGCTTCAATCTCGCCTTAGCTTCTTTGCCCCATCGGCTCGGTGTCCAGCCTGTCTTCAATAAAGTCCCATATACATACCTGTTAAATCGTTCACCCGTAAACCCCTTTTTTCTTGCTTCAGCTTTTAACTTTCTTTCTAACGCCTTTGGCATGTCTAATCACACCTCCTTATTGACGACGAAA